GGTTAGTGCTCCACCACTTGTTGAAGACAATCGGGCTGAAATTGACGAATTGAGAGACGAATTACGGGAAACGAAAGAGAGATTAGCCGGTTTGGAGGAGAAAATGAAGGAAATGAGTTGTATGAACTGGAGAATGGTACGCGCAGAATCTGATATAGATAAACTGTATTCGTTTCGAGAAACAGTATGGATGCCCAAGATGCACAACTACGAAGACATTTACGATTTCAATACTGAAGTACTACATTTTAGTAGCGGCGGCGGCACCTACTTTGTCACCATTTGTGACAAAGCGTTTTGCCCACGTATGACGTTAGAAGATAGACTAAAAATGTTATCCATTCAGTTACGACGTGACAGACTCAAAAACATCGTGATACAGCCGAGTCAAACATCATATAGTAATTTCGGTGTAGGTCCAATGACTACCCCAAGTTGCGTGAAAGTCATACGATTCATTCTCGATTGGTTCAGGGGTGGATGGTATAACGGTAGTACGGTTCTTCAAATAACAATCACATCATGTAGAAACGACGTGTCTTCTGTCGGGTTTGTCGTGAGTCTTTGCGAACAGTTACAACCAGCGTCACCCATAAAAATCGTCATCACACAAGCAAGAATAAGCGAACAGACCGAGTTGAAAAACAAGGTAGACAAAGACGTATTCAAGAAAATCGAATTCGAAAAGGTTGTCTCATCTGCGTGAACAACTATTCAAACACTTATTTCACTAACTACACAATAATTAGCCAGTATAAACATAAAAAATTGAATCATTATGTTTATATTAAACCAAGACTCGTTCATTCGTTCATTCATTCGTCTAATGACTACTTCTGCTTCTGCTTCTGCCACCGGTTCTGTTCATCGTGAAGTTGGATACTGGCCTCTCACACTTGATGAAGTGAGAGATTGTGATCTCTCGTATTTGAATGACAAATGGTCTGAAGATATGATAAGAGACGGAATGCGTTCAATCATTCGTGTCGGCGAAATGCCAGATATCAAAAATAAGGAAACCAACGTATGGGAATATCTCTCAAAATACAGTCCGCCTGCCGACCGCGGTTTCCAGTTCAGCTATGGTGACGACCGAATCGTTACACTAGTTGGCAACAATATGGAGACTGGGCATTCTGGCTCAAGCATGGGTTGGACGATGCGGAATATCGAGTTCATCGCGAAGAATGGACTTCCTGCACACCGGGAGAGGTTTCTGAACAGCCGCCGCGAATCATCGGCCTAATAAAACGGGTTTATATACCTTCAGAATAACAGGGTAATGTATCTACATTTATAAGAATCTGCGTATTTCGCCCCGCCTTCAAGAACTTCGCCGCTAATGCTGCATGCTTCTTGTACTTTTTTATTGTGATTTTATATCCGTCAAATAGCGGATTGTGTATCTCAGCAGAAGGGATGTGATTATGAACAGACCTTGAAATCATCTTATATAACTTAAAATCAGGATATCTCTCTGCACCATTCGATTTATACAGTATGTTGCGCCCTTTGTCGTCCATCGTCCATTTCACTACCAAACGAATAATAGGGTCGGATTTACTCAATTTTTCTACCTTGTTTATGTCATAAATAAAATAGTCGAAAAGCGCACATGCGAAACGACACAAATCAAAACTGTAATTCGGTTCCACGGTGGGCTTATCTGGATTATAATATGGCGGGAAGTTGTATTGCGTCGCGGCATCACCTTTGGGGTGGAAACTGTCGCTACATATAAGCTCACCTCGGAATTTATAGATCGCACGACCGAAATCGATGAGTTTAAAAATGCGGCCATATGTGGGAACCTTGTAATATTGGCCCTCATACATATAATAAATGAACTCTTCGGTGGTTTCGATAAACATAATATTGTTTGTGTGCAGATCGTTATGTGTAAATGCGAACATTTTCTGATAAATAACTAGTGTCATAATCACCTGGAACAACAGAGACGTCCATTCTTCGTTTGTGAGTTCATCCCTCATCATAATGTTGTCGAGTGTGCTAACACACTTTTCGAGTAAAATAGCCTGTATTGGAAAATCTTTGATTTTTACGATGATTTGTTCATCATCGCTATAGTCATCATCGGAATTGTCCGAAGAATGGTCATCACTTTCTGGTCGGTCCTCGTCGTCATCGCCGTCCTCGTCGTCATCGCGGTCCTCGTCGTCATCGCCGTCATCGCCGTCATCGCCGTCCTCTTCCATCGTCGTATAAGAAGAATTCGACTGCGATGTATCACTATCACTAGTATCATCGTCATGATAATCCCTGGTATTCTTTTTTGGTTGCAGTACAGCCGCGTGTTCTTGATGTTCGCTTTGAATATCAAAATCATCTATATTTATTTCAAGTACGCTATCATCAGTGGTGACAGGCGGCGGTAATGTTGTGGTCGCGGCGACATCAGAAGAAATTTCTGCGGCGTCGCAGCCGGAAACATGTTCAAGAATATCGATACGGTCCTTTTTACTGAAGTAGCTATCCGACAATAAATAATCATCGGCGTTATTCCCGCTATTCATTACCGGCTGCAGCTTATTTCGAAGTTTCATTAATTTATTCCCACTCATAGTTGATGCATCATCATCAAACTGCGAATAATCTATCGTGAAAAGCTGGTTTTCGTATGTATTGAAAAAAGAACAATCCGCCAAATAATCAATATCATCAAATACATTCGTGGAAAATTCGCGTTGTTTGCAAAGATAGCTTCCATAATAATCAAGACCATGAACAACACCATGCGTATGAAGTGCGCGGCTTGTCAAGTAGGAGAAAAATCCGTCTACATATGATGAATTATTCGTATTCAACATCTTATCTTCACAGTTTTCGGCGGTTGAATTGTATTTAGGGAGCGTGCATGCGTATTGACTTGTCGTATACGACTCCGACGCGGACGACGACGCGGACGACGACGACGACTCGTATTTTCCAGATAAATAGCGGATCGGATCCAATAGCGGAGAGTACTTCACGAACATCGGAACATTCGTAGTATTTCCTAGGTCGTCTCCAATCACCGTTTCTAAATGATTTAGCGAAGTATGATTGGAGCGGATATCTTGATGGTTATGTTCTGTGTTATTATCCATAATTTGTGTAGAATGTTCTATGATATTCTGTAAATAATACCTTTGATTCAATTGAATCCCGTTGTAGTTGGATTCGTTAATATCAAAAAATCGCCGATAAATCGGAATATAATTTTGAATATCATACAATAATGCTGAATCAATACTCTCTGGAGTATATTTATGTTTTCGGTAGTGAAGTTGAAAGGCAGTCGTCATTATTTTCCTAAAACACAGTAATAATATGATTGTTCAATAGAAGTTTTATATTGATTTTAAACGGGCGGACATTTCGTGTAAAACATCGTAAAAAAATATACATCATTTGTATCATCGGGTGTATTGAAACATTAACCAATATGAATTTAGAACTCGCAAAATTCGAGATGAAAGCCATCAGTTTTCGTCCAGATGAAAATAAGGGGCCTGTGATCGTTCTCATTGGACGGCGTGACACTGGTAAAAGTTTCCTCGTTCAAGACCTCATGTTTCATCACCAAGATATTCCCATTGGAACCGTTATCTCCGGAACAGAGGCCGGCAACGGGTTTTTCGCTGCACATGTGCCGAAGTTATTCATCCATGATGCGTATAATACCGCCATCATTGAGAATATTCTCAAGAGGCAAAAAGCAGTGTTAAAACAGGTCAAAAAGGAAATGGATACGTATAAAAAGTCGTCGATCGATCCGCGAACGTTTGTCGTTTTGGATGACTGCTTGTATGATAACAAATGGACGAAGGACGTGATGATGCGTCTCCTCTTCATGAATGGCCGTCATTGGAAGATCATGTTAGTCATCACAATGCAATATCCATTGGGTATCCCTCCAAATCTCCGCACCAATATCGACTACGTTTTTATTCTCCGCGAGCCATATATTGCGAATCGTAAGCGAATCTACGACAATTATGCGGGTATGTTCCCCACTTTTGAGAGCTTTTGTCAGGTCATGGACCAGTGTACTGAGAATTATGAGTGTCTCGTCATCAATAACAACGCGAAATCCAACAAATTACAAGACCAAATCTTCTGGTATAAGGCACAACAGCACGGGCCGTTCAAGCTGGGCAGTAAGGAATTCTGGGAAATATCGAAAAATCTCGGTTCTGGCGACGAAGGAGAGCAGTCTTATGACCCTAGTGCTGCGAAAAGTGGCAAGGGACCGAAGATAAATGTGAAGAAGAGCAAGTGGTGATGGAAAGTTGCTCTCGGGATGGCGAGATCAACTTTCGGAAATTAGCATTCAATAGAAACCGCTTTGGTCTATCCCAAAGCGGTTTGCCGAAATTAGCATTTTAATCATAATTCTTGCTTTTGATTTATGAAAGCAAACGTAATTTAATCATCGATTTCATAATTCCGCTTTTAAATTATAAAAGCAACATTAACCTCCTGTTTATCCGATTCAACACATCCGACAAGTCAGCGCCGCCAAAATGAGTCGAAGTGTCAAAGACAAAACAGTCTTCAACGATTATTATTACTGTGTTGCGCAGTCAGCGTAGTGTAACTACACAGTAATAATATATTGTTTGTTCTTAGTGAACTAATTCAAATACTAATCAACGTCCTTCGCCTCCGCGCCCGCACTCGTGAACCGTGACAACCCGTGATCGCTATTCTTATCCATCACGACATCATCGCCCTCGAACAGCTCCTTGCGCATCTCATCCACAGTCATGGTAACAGAAGCCGTCTCATCGCCTGCGTTCCAAATACCGCCGCCGACACCCTCGCTCGCACCCTTTGCGTCATCACGTGGTTTAGCATCCACCAACGTCTCACCATCCTTTGCCAACATCTGCGTAAGCTTATTTCCACTTTCCTTGGCCAGCTTCATATTCTCCTGAATTGCCTTTGTCTTCGTGTCCTTGACACGCTTCTCAAACTCGGTCTTTGCTTGCTCCTCGTTCTTCTTCTTCTCCGCCATCAACTGGTTCAACGTCTCCTCCATATACTCAACACGCCCAGTCTTGTATGCATCAGGGTGAAATGGAACCCACAATCCAACAGGACCGACGAAGACATCGTGATTTGGATCCACCTCGCGCAACATCTGGCAACGCAACTCTGCCTCCTTTTGTGAACCAAATACACCGCGGATCTTCAATCCACGTACGGACGTCTGGAAGTTATGCTTCTCGTTGAATTCAGTATCCAAGTCATCTTCATGCTTATCTAGGAAAGTCTTATACTCATCATAGATGTTCGTCTTCTGAAGCGTCTCTTTCTCTTCTTTAGCAAACTCCTGAAAATCAGCCGATAACTTGTCAAAACTGACATGGTGCTTAAATGAAACGAAGTTAAGGAATTGGATGAACTTCTCCATCGACTTTTGATAGTCCCAGTAATGCAGAAACTTGTCGAAGAAGAAATGTTCCTTCTGCTTCAAAATCGATTCGGGGGAAATAAAGGAGAGGCATGCGAATTTCTGTCCAGCAATTGGCTTGTCTTCCTCAAGCAAGTCAATATATTTAGGATTTACAGCACCAGATTTGGTTTCTTTTAATTCGACACCGGATGGAGCTTGTTGTGACATAATGAAATAACTATAATATACTATGACATAGTTGTTTAAGTAATTTAACGCATTTTATGAAGATTAGACCGGTTGAATATAATGTCACTTGCAAATATTAATTTCTTATTATTATTTATAAATAAATCATTCTAATGTCCGGTGTTTTTGATTTAGGCGAACTCGTCAAGAGAACCATTAAGTATTTGGTGGAGGGTGTCATGG